GATTAACAGCTAGAATTACAGCAAGCTGATTAACGAGATGACCGAGATCATTGAGCAATGGGACATGCACCCCATGGCTTATGACGGGCAGTTGAAGCCGCTCAACGCGATGATCGACGTTGGGCTGCACAGCCGCGAGGCTTTCGAGAACCTTGTCGGTTTGATCGAACGCAAGCGCAAACTCGTTCCCGACATCAAGCGGGCTGACTATCAGCGTGACCTCATGCGAGAGCGTCGTGCGCGTTACGCAAAAGCGATAGAGCTGCATGAGCTGACGCACCGCACCAAAGCCTCGCCCGTGGAGCGCCGCGCTCTGGAGGAAAGTTTCCGCAAGCGGTGGGCTGCTGCCCGAGCCGAGTTCATCGGTGCAAAGGGGCAGTTGTCGTGGAAGCAGCGGAACGCCGCAAGCGGCGAGTTCTGGCAGATGATCGACGAGAAACTCGACCAGAATTTGCGCGAGGCGCGTCGCGTTAGGGGTTGACTATTCTAGTTAGGAAGTCTACGGTTCCCGTTAGGAGAACCGTATGCCCGAACAACTGGATTTATTCCCTGAGACGCTAACTCAGGATGCCATCAACCACCCTCCGCACTATAAGTCTGGTGGCATTGAGACCATCGACTTCATTCAGGCGAAGCTGACAGTAGAGCAGTTCCGGGGCTACTGCCTTGGCAACGTCATCAAGTACGCCAGTCGCGCTGAACTGAAGGGTGGCGAGACCGACCTCAAGAAGATGGCTTGGTACGCCAACCGACTGGCGGCAACCTATGGCTAACGTCGCATGGTCGTACAGCGCCCTCAACGCCTTTGAGACCTGCCCTCGCCGCTACTACCTGACCAAGGTCAGTAAGCAGGTTGCCGAGCCGCAGACCGAGGCTACCACCTACGGCAACGCTGTCCATAAGGCGATGGAGTTACGCCTGACGCAGCGTAAGCCTCTGCCCGACAACATGACGCAATGGGAGCCGTTGGTGGAGTCCATCGTCGGCAAGGGCGGCAAGATCGAAGCCGAGCAGAAACTGGCGCTCACCAAGAACCTCAAGCCCACGACGTTCTTTGCCAAAGATGTGTGGGTGCGCGGCATCACCGACTTCACCATCGTCAAGAACGACAAGTGCTTCATCGGGGATTGGAAAACAGGTAAGCCTGATCCGGTGTCAGCGCAGTTGAAGTTGACGGCGGCGATGACGTTCGCCCACAAGCCTTACGTGAACACGATCATTAACGCGTTTGTGTGGCTCAAGACCGGGACGGTCAGCACCGAGGTGTTTAGCCGCGAGGATATTCCGACGATCTGGCAGGAGTTCATGCCGCGTATTCAGCGGCTTGAGATCGCCGTACAGGAAAACAAGTTTCCGCCACGCCCGAGCGGCTTGTGCCGCAAGTGGTGTCCGGTGGGCAAAACCCTCTGCGAACACTGCGGGGAATAAAGGAGGGGGACAGAACGTCCCCCTCCTTGTCTCTTAGGCCGAGACGATAGCCGCCCAGATCGCCGAGCCGCTCGTCGGCACAAGGCAGACGAACATCGCGGCCTTACCCGCCGGGACAGCCAACGCAGCACTTGCAGCAGCCGAGCCAACCTTGTCACCGGTTGTGTTCGGGAAGATGTTCATGCTGTTCGCGGCGTTGTTGTGGACGATGACCCATGCACCAGCTACGCCGACCGGAAGACGCAGAGCGTCACCCGCCGTGGCAACCGTACCGACGTAGGTCACAGTCGTAGTAAGAAGTGCCGAAGTCGAAATAGTGCCTGAAGCAGTGGCAGTCACCGCAGAGCTGACTGGCAGGTTGGAATAAGAGAAGGTATCGCCAAGCAGAGAAGGAAGTGCCATGAACGTAAACTCCTGTACAGGGATGTAAGAAAACACCGTGCGTTCGCGAGTCGCACTTGATAACTTATAACACTTAACATCCTAACGAACAATGACCCCCGAAGGACGCGTCAAAGCCGACATCAAGAAGTACCTCGCGCTCCACGGCGCGTGGTGGTACATGCCCGTGCAGACGGGCTACGGGGTAACTGGCGTACCGGACTTCATTGTGTGTTGGCAGGGGCGGTTTCTGGGTGTCGAGTGCAAGGCTCCCGGTAAAGAGAATACCGTTACGCCGGGGCAACAGAAGCAGCTCGAAGGCATTCAAGCTGCTCAAGGATGTTCCTGCGTCGTCAGCAGCGTCGACCAGCTAAAATCTTGGTTAAGTAGCTTGCACTTGGTCTGATCGGGCGCATAATTACTCCAGCAGCGCAGACTTTAGGGTTTGCGTCGAAAGCCTATGGGGTGATGTATGGCAGGTAGTCCAGTATTCGGTATGAGCGGAAGGCACGTTGCCATTCTCCGCAGCTCTTTCAACGGTAGACCAAAGTCATTTTTCGGGTACGCACTACCCGAGCATATCTACGACATAAGAATCTTGAACAGCGCAGACGGCAAGATGCACGTTGAGTGGTTCACAAAATCACAAGTCGAGATGGCGGCGGCGATGGATGCTGAGAACAGACCCTCCGATGAACAGGTCACTCCTCACGAACTGGATATCGAAGACCCTGATCCCGAGAAGATCGCCGCTTGCATCGTCGCCATGGCGGTCACATGCTGATTCACGAAAAGACGCAGAAGGTCATCCTCAACCTGCGTGACCTCGACCGCGTAGCCACGCTCGTTCCAACAGCGCGGAAGTTCGTCTACAAGGACACCGAACTGCTGGCAGTGCCACACCGTATCGACGAGGCAAAGATCTTAAGGAACATGGGATTTGATGTTCCGGGCCCGATAAAGCACTACTACGATTGGTCTGGACAGTACACGCCGTTTGAAGCGCAGCGCGAGACTGCCGAGTTCCTCACGATGCACAAGCGTGCGTTCTGTCTGAACGACATGGGTACAGGCAAGACTCTCGCCACGCTGTGGGCGTTCGACTACCTAAAATCGGTTGGTCTAGCCTCAAGAGCGCTCATCATCTCGCCGCTTTCTACTCTAGAGCGCACGTGGGGCGATGAGATTTTCCGGCATTTTCCGCATCTGAACTTCAACGTCGTCTACGGCACAAAAGAACGTCGCTTGAAGATGTTGGCACATGAATCGGACATTTACTTAATCAACCACGACGGCATCAAGATCGTGGAAAAAGAGCTGGCGGCTCGTCCCGATATCAATTTGATCGTAGTCGATGAGATCGCCAGTTTCCGTAACGCCTCGACTAACCGTTGGAAGTCACTCCGTAACATCGTGGCAGGACGTGAGCGCGTGTGGGGGCTTACCGGAACACCAACACCTAACGCACCTACCGATGCTTGGGCGCAGTGCAGACTACTCACTCCCGAACGTGTGCCGAAGTACTTCACGCAGTTCAAAGACTCGGTGATGAAGCAGATCAGCCAGTTCAAGTGGGTTCCACGCGAGGGCGCGACTGAGCTGGTGAAAGAAGCGATGCAACCTGCCATCCGTTACAGCCGTGATGATTGCGTTGATTTGCCAGCTTGCATCTATCAAGAACGCCACGTCCCGATGACAGATGAGCAGAAGAAAGCCTACAAGCAGATGCTTGCCAAACTTCAAATGGAGTACGAGGGCGACAAGATTCAAGCCGTGAATGAAGCGGTGAAGATGCAGAAGTTGCTTCAGATCGCCTGTGGCGTGGTGTACGGCGAGGACGCCGACATTCACCTACCAGCCCTACCGCGCATTCAAGTGCTGAAAGAAGTTATAGAAGAAGCCGGTACTAAGACGATTGTGTTCGTGCCGTTCAAGGGTGTTCTGAAGTACGTCGCAGCGGAACTCGCTAACGAGTTCACCGTGGAGATGATTTCTGGCGAGACCTCCAAGTCTGAGCGTGACCGTATCTTTCACGCGTTCCAGAACACGAACACACCCAAGGTGTTGGTGGCACAACCTGCCGCCATGAGCCATGGTCTGACTCTTACGGCTGCTAACACGGTGGTCTGGTTCGCCCCGGTAACCTCAAACGAGATATACGAGCAAGCCAACGCCCGTGTCACTCGACCGGGGCAGAAGCACACGCAGTTCATTGTGAACATTGAAGGGTCTGAAGTGGAGCGCCGCCTGTATTCCCGCTTGCGGGATAAGCAGAAAATGCAGGGGCTGCTGCTTGAAGTCGTACGCGGTAAGGTGTAATCTAACTTTACGCTAACAACGGGGTAAAGCTATGGACGAGTTAGTTAACAAATACATTGAGTTGCGAGACGCCAAAGCCAAGATCAAGGCTGCGGCTGATGAGAAGACCAAGAAGATCGACGTTGTGATGGAGCGGATCGAAGCCGCCCTGCTGGCTGAGTTCACAGAGTCTGGGGTCGAGTCCTGCCGTACTGCGGCTGGTACAGCCTACAAGACCACTCGCACGTCTGCCACA